GATGCACTAAACCCCGGTAATACTTTATTTGGTAATGCCATAATTATTTCTCCACATTAAAAAAATTAAAAATTCTTATGTTGGTATATCTATAGTGCAATCCATATAAATACTAAATAGATTGATTTCGTTGTCGTATCCATTATATAACCACACTACATCTGCTTTAGATATTTGAAAGCCATAAGTTGCACCACCAAATAAACCACTATAGCCATGTAATGCCTGTAAAATCTGATTTGCTATTAAAAAACCATCTTCCATACTTGTGCTAAAAATACTCATTTGAAATATTGGTCTATCAATGCCTTTAACGCTTTGATATATACCAGTATAAACTGGCTGATGCACATTTCTTAATTGCCAAGTAACAAACTTTGGTTGTGTAGCCCAATTTCTATTGAAATTAGCATATACAGGAACAGGGGTTATTATAGCACTTAATTGTGCTTGTATGGCTTTTGCATACTGATTTACATTTTGTTGGGTAGCCATTTAAACCTTCGTTTCTGGATCGCTTCTATAGCAAATAAAAGTTACACTCATTTTATCATCAGCTTCAATTGCTGATTCAATACGCCAATCCTGTGTTCGCCATTTAAATGAATAAAGATTTTGATTAACAATTATATCTTGCATCCAAGGTGTAAAATTAAATTGAAATTGAATCAAATCTTGATAAATACGATATTTTTCAGATATAGTTAAAGAATTTCTAACAGAAGAAATTAATGGTCTACCAGTGAATTTTTTTGTGATTGTTGTTGTGTATTGACCATAAGCATCTGTGCCAAATGTTAGTGTATTAACATCCACATTTTCATAGCGTTTAATAGCCATTTACATCACCAATGGTTTGTAAGGTCTTAATAAAGCATCAACGCCATAAGGAATATTTTGTAATTTACTTAATGTCGTTTCTGATCGATTATTGTATAAATGAGTTAATAAAAGTAAGCCAGCTTGTTTAATTACTGGATAAGCTTGTAAGAAGTTAGCATTTTGAGTGTATTCAATAATAATAGGTGAAGTTGCATTTGTATTTACATTGCTAGGCATTCCACTTGGAAATATTACTTTATTGCCTGTGCCATCATAATAATAATTAGATGAAGCAAGTGTAGTAAAAGTGCTAGGTGTATTGCCATTCCAAAAACCAACTTTAGTAATGACTACTCCACCTGAAGCGTAATTATCCACATAAGAAGTTTCAGGTAAATCTAAACACATTGGGGCGGCATACAAAGAACTTGTTCCATAATAAACCCTGTAAGATGTTGGGAATATTGATAGTCCAAGATAATCTTCGATGTGCATGCGAACTGCTAATTCCAAACCAGATAAATAAGCATCTTGTGATTCATCACCAAACAAGTTTAATTGATTGGTGATTTCATCAAGTGTTAGCCATCCAGTAGTTAAATCACGACTAATTTGTTCAAATTTATCGTAATTAAATGGATTCCTAGTATCGCCAAATGCAACAGTTCCTAATTCGTAACCGCTACCTGACATATTATGCCCCTAATAAATAAATACCAGCAAATGGATTGCGAATTGTTGATACTAATCTTTTCTCTGCGTAAAGAGTTACAAAACCCGGTGCAGTTTGATCAAAGCGTTGAATATTCATTTCTTCAGCATCAGCAATAGTTAGGAATTGATCCCAATTTGCTAATATGCCTGAAAGTGAACCAGCGCTTGGTGTTTGTAAATAAGAATTTGGAATTACAGGGAATCCAAACATATAAGCTACAGAACCACCATCATCATCACCAACTTCAGTAAAGAATGGAACACCACCACCAGTTGTTTTTAATTTTCTCAATTGAACAATAAGATCAGGATGTAAATGCCATGCAGTTGTAGGTAAAGACCAATATTGTGCTGGTAATAAATTAACTGCATCAACAATATTGTCATAAGTAATAGCAGAAGCAGTAAATGATTTTTTTAAAACTGTATGGATACCATCAGTAATTGCATATCCACTTGTGCCATAAGCCGCTGCTGATGTGCTTGTATTGTAATAAGCTAAACCTCTTAAACCATTTGTTCCACCAGTTGAAGTTGTTGAAGAACCAGACTGGTCATTGTTCAATGCCATTGACTGCGCTTCTAATTGACTAAATTCCAGCATTAAATCATTAACAATTGCTGAATCAATACCATTAATATCTGACATTGCCGCTGTTCTTACAGGCAATTGTGCAGTAATAACTCGTGTTGGTAATTGCCAAATAGTTGTTGCAATATTAGGTGAACCACTATTAGGTGTGACTGTATAAAGCCAAGGATTTGTTGAATCAGCCGCATTACCAGTTTTAGCTACAAATTGTGTAGCAGAAGTATTAGTTGTAATAATTTGACGACTACCTTGTCTGAAAGGATTAGCATAACGAAGCGCTGCAAATGCGTCATCAAAGTAATTTTTACCACCAATATCTAAACCTGAACCGGTAAGATTTGAAGCTTCATTAACATCTTGGGCTTCTTTAAACAAATTAACTTTGGCTTTGCCTTCAGTTAATGCTTGTTTTATGCCATTTAAAATTCTTTCAGATGTATTCATTTTTCTTTCCTAAATAAGTTAAAGAAGGGGCAGATTGCTCTGCCCTTTCCTATACAACAATAAAACTACAATTAAGTAGCAGTGCCAGTTGATCTATAACGAATAATAGCGAAAGGATCAACAACAGAAGTTGCTAAACGCTTTTCACCATAAAATGTAATCGATCCCGGTAGCGTTTGATCGTAGCGGCGAAGAACCATATTTAAACGATCAACGATTGTGTGACCTCTTTGCCAATCACCAAAATACATTGGGTAAAGGCTAGATGTGCCAGCAGAACCAGTAGTAGCTTGTGATGGATTGTCAAGATACTTATTCACAACTACATCAAAGCCTAATAAAGTGCCGACAATTCCGTCAGTTCTTGATAAGCCATCGATATAGATTGGGCGACCTTGATCATCAACTAAACCACGAATTTGTTGAAGCAACACTGGGTTGATAACAAATTTTGCAGATTCTGTCCAATATTGTTGTGGTAAAGAATAAATAAAGTTCACTACATCTTTATACTTGATATTAGCAGCGCCTACTGTATTAGCGTTAGTTGTTAATTGGTCATAAGTAGCTAAAGTATGTAAGCCTGATGAAGAACCAGTGCCAGTTGAACCAAATGCCGCTGTAGAAATAGTTCCACCAGCGTAAGTTGCATTAGCACCAGCATATTGATCTAAACCACGCAAACCATTTGTGCCACCATAAGGATTTGAAGCTGATTGCGCTGCTTGATCATTATTTTGGATCATTGATAAAGCTTCGTTTTGGCTGAATTCTAAAAGCATATCAGCAACAACATTGCTTTCAAGACCATCGATATCGTCAAGTGCCGCAGTTCTGATTGGGAACTGAACATTTAAGTCTTGAAGTGTTAATTGCCAAATGTTTGTATCTTCAGTAGTAGCAGAAGTGTTGTTTGTAACAGTGTAACCCCAACCCACACCGGCATTGCCAACTTTAGCGCGGAATTGATAAGTTGCACCATCAGTAGCAACTGTTCTTGAAACGCCACGAAGTGGATTAGCAAGTCTTAATGGGAAAAATACTGGATCATAAGCAGTTCTACCACCGATACCAGCACCAGAACCAGTTAAAGCTGAAGCTTCTTTTAAGAATGCGTCATATTGGTTAGCATCTTCAAACATTTTAAGTTCTTTTTCGATACGACCATTGTTTTTAACGAATTCAGCTAATTGACCTTTAACCATACGATTAACTTCTTGGCTGATTGATTTGTAAGTTTTTACAATTGAAGGTGCTTGAATTGAAGCAACTTTAGCTTCAAGCGCTGCAACCTTTTCATCGAAAGAAGCTACTGTTTCAGCAAGTTTAGCATCAACTGAAGATGTTACTTCTTCAACCTTTGCTAAATTAGCCGCTTCAATAGCATCTAATTTTTCAATAATTTTTTCTGACATGATTTATCCTTTTAAACGATTGTTAAGTTTTTTAAGAAGTTCTCTTTCCTCAAAAGCTTTGAGTAATTGTTCTTCTTGATTTACCACCGCATCAGGTTCACTCTGAATAGGTGTATTTTCAATTTCAACTTTAGTTGCATCACGCACTTCTAAAATTTGTTTGAAAATTGAAGACGCGGTGGTCGCATCTTTTCTTGAAAGTTTTGCGTCACGCAATTCCTTCTCGATTAGTTTTAAATCTAAAGACCCATCTGGTCTAAAGAAAGATTCTAATTTTGAAATATTGCATTCAAGGTTGTTTGGTTGCATAACGATTGAAACTTCTCGTAAGCCACCTTTAGTAATTTGGAAATATGCTTCATCAGAATCATCATCTTGACCATCAGCATCAACCATTTTAAATTCATCAGCATAAGCACCTACTGAAACGCCACCAACCATTGCTGGTGATTCTTTCATAATTGTGTATAGGTCTTTACCAGCAGTTGTGTTAGTAAATAAACGACCTTTAGCATTCATGCCTTTGTCAGTAAATTCAAATTCTTGCCATTCGCCTACAGGCATGTTCATGTCGTTATGCTGGAAGAACATTGGTAATGGTTTACCTGATTTTGCAAATTCATCAGCCCATTGTGCAAAACCTTCTGGTTGATAATTAAATTTACGACCATCTGCACCTTCTCTAGCACCCCAAGTTGTTACAGTAGCTTCAATAACGCCACTAGCGTCTGATGATTCATCAGCTTTAACGCCTAAAGCTACTTTTGATTCAAAAAAGAACTTTTCGAAATTAGATTTATTAATTTCAGTCATTGATTGGCACTCCCTTTTTTTTCATTCCGTTAGTTTCAACCGGCTTTGGTTTTCTTTTCAAAGCTTGTTGGGTTAATTTTTCTAGTAACTCTTTTAATGTCATTAGGCTTTACCCGCTTGTCCAGTTTTGCCAACGCTAGAAGTATTACCACCACCGCCTGTATCTTGGGGTGTTGTGCCACTAATAGGTTTAGTTGGTTTGTTTGTATCTTTTAATTCGTCTGCATTAGGAATATTTTGTTTGCCAAGATATTCTCTAGCTTCATTAGGTGTCATTATACCAGCATTTACACCAGCCACTGCATAATTCATTTGATCTAATGGTGCGCCTTTTAAAAAATCTTCAGTTTGAAACTGAATGCAAAGATTTGGGTAGCCGGCTAGTAAAGAAGTGCCAAATTTTTGTTGTATATTTGTAATCATTGGCAACATTGTTGATTTATAGAATTCATCTAACATTGTTTGCGTATTATTATATTTACCTTCTTCAATACCAATCATTGGGGGTGGAACACCAAAAAGACCACATATACGCTTCATAGTTTGTTGTTTTAATGCTCGTGCATCAGCATCTTGAAGTGTTAGCATGTTTAATGGCATATATTTCATTCCATTATCTAGCAACATACCTTGACCCGGTTTCGATAAATCAGTTGATTTAGAACCAGTTAATGAAGTCCATGCTTCTTTAAGTCTAGCGGCAATTTCTTTAAATTTAGCGTCTGGGATTACTGCATCAGTAACAAACATACCGCTGGGTTTAGCGCCGTTTAACATAATAAAATTAGAATACAAATCAATGTCTTGATCTAAAGATACAAGTTCAGTTGCTAATATTCCTTTGTTAAAACCAGCACTACCTTGCCAAGCCATTTCACTTGCATGAATAACTTGGAAATATTCTAATGGTTCATCTTTATTAAATCCGTATGTGCTAGTCGATAATCTATAAGTAGGATATCGTGTAGGTGTTATTTGAGCGGTTATTAAAGTTGAATCCAAAAGATACATTTCCATTGGGGTTAGCGAAGGATTAGTTTGTTCCTTACGCCATAAAGCAGTAAATGTTTCACCAGCTAGGTCATACCACATTGACCATTGAAACCAGAATTCGAATGAAGATTGATAATGATTAGGGTCATTTAATAAACTATATACTGCTTTTGCTTTTGCTTTATCTCTAGTCGAAACATTTGGGTTTGTAACTGCATCAATTAATTTGCCATCTTCACCATAAGCCATAATCTTAATAGGCAACTGTGCTAATGCTCTAGCTTTTGCATTTACGCAAGCCATAACAGTTGAATTGCGTGATAGCATAGACATATCGACTACACGACCAGCAGTATTAACTGATGATGTTGTTACATATAATAATTGGTTATTGGATTGAGTTGCTTGACCTTTAACATTTCTTAAAATGTTATTACCAAGTGCAGTTTGACCAAAAAGGGTATTACTTTCAGAAGCGTTTGCGTTTGGTTTTCTTTTGAATATGTCTAATATAGCCATGTTTTTCCTTTAAATACTTCTGAAGCCAAATGAAGTAGATACTAATGGGTGATCTAATGAACAGTGCATCGCAATAATAAGGGCTATTATACCATCTACTTTAGCGGATTTATCTGCTTCATTTTTTCGGATCTTAATATTGCCATTTACATCCTCGTAAACTTCGCAGTTACCTAACTGCCATCCTAAAAATGGATTACCATCGTGTTTTATTTGATGTTGCATGATCAGCTTTTCTACATGCTTGGAAGGATTAGACAATACTGCCATTCCTTGACCAACTTTTTTAACTGGTATGCTATTGTCGTGTAGGCGTGCAATAAGTGAAGCGGCATTGTAAGCATCATAGCCAACTTCTTTGACTATAGGATACTTTAAGCATTGTTGCTTTATATATTCAGATATTTCCCTATCATCCATAACATTGCCTTGTGTAACATGCAAAATGTCAGAATGAATTGCTTGATCAAATATACCACGATAATGACTTGGAATCAATGCTAATGCTTCTTCAGGTAAGAAAAACTTAAATTCTGCATGATAATCATCTTCTGCATATCGTTTTAATGTGCAAACTGCATTTAAATCTCGTGTTGCCGCTAGGTCAAAACCAATAAAGACTGCTTCTGGTTCAGGTTTATCTTCGCCAGATGAATCATCCCAATATTGTCTATCTATCCATGCAGTATTCGCAGATACATATACATTAAGTGTTTTGCATAGAAATTCATTTAAAGCTGGTGGTTTAAGTTTTGCTTGTTCGCATCTTTCTTTAATGGCTTCTTGATAAACTGATATCCCTTGCATGGGATTTGCTTTTGCCCAAGTTTTTTCATCTTTCCAATTATCTTGTGGATCAAGACCATAAAGCAAACCAAACCAATGCGGGTTATCAGTAGCATCACCATGAAGCATTGCTTCAAATGCTGACATATCTTCATAAAACTTTGTATCCTTTGTAAAACTTGCAGTAGTAATATAAATTCTTAATGGATT